GGACAAAATCTGACAGTCATTATTAATTCTATTGTTAATTCCTTATTATTGAGATGTGCCTACTATTCGATTTACCCTAATGATTCCGCTCAAGATTTTTATAACCATTGTGCATTTGGAACATATGGGGATGATGTTAAGGGTTCAGTGTCACCAGAACGCCCCTTATTCAACCACATAAGTTTTGCTGCATACTTGTCACAGTACGATATAAAATTCACAATGCCAGACAAGGAATCCATTGCTACAGAATATATGACTCCCGATGAAGCAGATTTCCTAAAAAGAAGTGATGTATACAATAAAGATTTAGATGCTCATATTGGCGTATTGGATGAATCATCTATTTTTAAACGTTTGCATGCCCATCTTCTTTCTAAGGAATTGACTCTACCACAACAGTCGGCTCAAAATATAGATTCATCTCTCCATGATTGGTTTTATTATGGAAGGGAAAAATATAATTTGAGGCGAGAAGAAATGCTGAGAGTTGCTAAGGCTGCTGATATTGAACATTTGTGTCAAGGTTTTGATATTTCGTATGATATGCGTGTTGCCAAGTGGCGATACAAGTATCTTGGGGAAGGTATCCCAGCAGAAAATACCATTTTTGATTAAACACCTAGCATATGTGTATAAACTGTGCGGCCAGTTCTGAATCTGGCTCAAAGAAAGCAAAATTCATGTGTGTATATGGATACCATTTATTATTGTATTTAAAAATGTATATATTTATATTTAGGCTTTGCACATAGGCGTTTGCTCCTATTTAGGAGAGTCTTGCCAGACAACAACATTTTTGCCCTTCTTGGCATTGAGTCGTGCCTTGATTGTATGATGACTTACTCACCCAGGACAAAATAGTAATAGTGCTGCACTTCCTCAGGCACTATCAACACCACCGGACTCTACACCGCTGGTATTGATTACAAATAATGTAGAAATTCACGACATGGAGCCCCAAATGGGCTCTGTCGGCCCCGAGGCTGGAGAAGGATCGGGTTCTGCTTTAACTAGTGAGAACATTACCTTTGATGAAGCTGTATCTGGACATATGTATGATACAAATGCATATGCTGATCCTACACGTAAACTTCAGGATTCAGATGATGCTGATTTAGGTGACTTTTTCAAGCGCCCCATTAAAATTCAAGAATTTGGGTGGGGTACGGGTTTACCTATCGCCCAGTCATTTAATCCTTGGAATGATTTCTTTTCTAATAAACGAGTTATAAATCGTATCAACAATTTTGAGTTGTTGCGTTGTAATTTACATTTAAAATTTGTTTTGAATGGGAATCATTTCATGTATGGGCGTGCTATTGCGTCATACCTACCGTATCACATCGCTGACACGTTAACTACCAATAGAGCGTTGATTTCGCAAGATATTATTGGTGAGTCACAGCGCCCACATGTGTATCTTGACCCTTGCACATCACAAGGTGGCGAGCTGTTGTTACCCTTTTTCTGGCACAGGAACTATCTGTCCATCACACGTACCGATTGGAGTGAAATGGGAGAGATAACCTTGCGGTCCATCAATGATCTTAAGCATGCCAATGGAGCATCTGATTCTGTATCCATTAGTGTGTTTGCTTGGGCGGAAGATGTAGAAGTTTCTGTTTTGACTTCGTTAAATTCTACTGATCTTGTTCAGCAGATGGGAACGAAAGAGACAACAGAGGCTAACAAGGAAGGTATGATATCTAAACCAGCAACTACTGTGGCAAAGATAGCATCCACTTTGCGCACTATACCTCCCATAGCACCGTTCGCAATGGCTACGGAAATAGCAGCAACAGCTGTCTCTGACATAGCTAAGGCATTCGGATACAGCCGCCCTCCTGTCACTCGTGCATTGATGCCAGTTCAAACTCAATGTGTTGGTCAGTTTGCCACTACCAACACTCCTGATAATGTTACCAAACTCACATACGACGATTTACAGGAGTTAACCGTTGATCCTCGTATTTCAGGATTAGACAATGATTGTGATAACTTGGCTATTAAGTCCATTGCCGGCAGGGAATCTTATTTGACCACTTTTGGCTGGACTACGGCTACTAGTGCTGAAACACTATTATGGAATGTCCGTGTACAACCATCATTGTGGGATGAAGTGAGTGTGGCTGGATCAACTGAGTATCATTTTACACCTGTTGCGGTTGCGTCGATGCCCTTTGCACATTGGACGGGCTCTTTGAAATTCCGCTTTCAGATTGTATGTTCTGGTTTTCATAAGGGCCGTCTGAAGTTTGTTTACGATCCCAATTATATTGAATCTAATGAATATAATATCAATTATATGAAGATCGTAGACATTTCTGAAACTAAGGACGTAACTATGCAAGTTGGCAACGGACAAAATCTATCACTGGTTAGCAAGTTGACACCAGCTATAGATAGCGTCACTCAGTGCTTTAGTTCTACTCCTTATGCGTCAGTAGATACAGGTAATGGAACGTTGGCTGTATATGTCGTTAATGAGCTAACTGTACCAAATAGCACTATTAACAATGACATTCAAATCAATGTTTTTGTATCCGCAGCAGATGATTTTGAAGTTTTTATTCCCACTGATCATTTCCAGAACTTTGTCTTTAAACCACAATCAGGCACGTTATCTGATGCTCGTAGTACTGCCAACAATGGAATTACAGCTTCTGAAATCCACATGTTGGGGCCCACTATGACAATTAGTGACAAATTGTCTGCTGTTTATTGTGGCGAAACTGTGTCTTCTATGCGGAACTTTCTCAAAAGATACAACTTGTCTCGACGTATGGGAACTGATACAGGTGGAGTTGGAAAATTTCATCAGTATACCTTGGCTAATTTTCCTATGTATAGAGGAAATGTGTCAGGTGCTATAGATTCAACATCTGTATTGGCAGCATATAACTATGCCAACACTGTCCATTTACATTGGATCACAACCTGTTTTTCAGGTTGGCGAGGGTCTATTCGTTGGAAAACAGTTGTCGGCAATAGTACTTATGATTTCGATTTTCCCAAGATCGAAGCGCAGAGATTTTCTGATGTGTCTTCTTACAATGAGGCTAGTAATAATAGTTTTACATTGGGTTCCAATGCATTTAATGCTGAGACGGCTGTCACCGTTGAAAACATTACCACTGCACGTGGAATTAATGGAATACCATGCTCTGGAGTAGAGGGTATGGTTGTAACCAACGGATCTTACAAACAGAACATTGAGTTTGAAGTTCCTTTCTACTCCCGTGACAGATTTGTACCAGGTAAAACTGATAATTGGACTGTCAACTTCATCTATGGTGGCTTCTATTTGGGAGCCGAACAATATTCTTCTAGTAATGGAGTGCTAGATTTGTATTGTGCCGCAGGTGAAGACTATCAAGCTTATTTCTGGACAGGCATGCCCCGTCTCTTTTATGAGCAGA